GCTGTAAATTTAACTTTGACTTGAGTAATATCAGTAACATCTAAAAACGCAAAACTTGTTCCACTTCCCCTTCTTCCTCCAGTACCATTATTGCCATCAGCAGCTCTAGTATGAGCGGCGTAAGAGCTATTATTTGTTGTTACCTGCGTAGTGAGAAATACACTATCAGATCCAGCACATTCAAAAACACCATTGCAAATTACTAAATATTTACCTGTTATTGGGAAAGAAAAAATGCCACTTGATTGTGACATTCCAGTACCAATTTGACTTGCTGCACCTGCTAGGTCATTTCTTGATAAATTGCTTGTTATGTCACTATTTGAAGTAAAATCTGCGGTTAAATACCATTGATCAAATTCTGATATTCCATTAACAGTTGCCATTGTTGCGTCTGCAATGTCTGGTAATGTAAAGACTCTATCATTACTAGAAGAAGAAGGTGCTTGTAAGCTGAAAGACCCACCTCCTGATGCTGCGTTTAGCTTAATCTTTGCGGTCATTTATGCAGCCTCCAGTGCAGCGACTTTTGTTTCCAATGCTTCTATTTTAGCAATAGCCTCCTGTAATGCAGCCGTAAGTAAAGGTATGAGTTTTGATTGATCTATTTGTTGAATTATTGGATCGTTATTACTATCAACAGCATCTTTTTCACCTGTTATAGCTTCTGGAACTGCTGGTGTTACCTCATGTGCAAAAAAACCATCAACTTTTGTCGAAGCATCAGCTTTCCAATTAAACCTATATGGTTTTAAAATTTTTAATCTCGTAATACCATCTATAATTAGAGATTCATTTTCTTTTAATCTATAATCTGAAGCTGAATAGTATGATACACCAGTTGTTCCAGATTTACCTATACTTCCAATTTGTGTTCCGCTACTTCTAAACTCGGTAAATCCCTGATTAGCGGGAATTGTATTAAAACTCATTACTGGACCAGCGGTAGCTGGGCTTGATTGTCTTATTGTAATACCGCCAGTACTAGAAGGGTCGATACCATTTGGACTCAAAGCAATATGACCATTGTGGTCAATACGCATCCGCTCGTTATTTGAACCACCATCTGCTGTATAAAAAGTTAATGGAATGTTTGTTACTGAACTTATACCTCCTACACCAATTCTCCCCTCTGAACTAGAACTTAACGCATATACTTTTGCATTAGAATCACTACCAAAATAAGACGTTCCTCCTACGTTCAAAAGTCCCGCAGAGGTTGTAGTGCCTATTGCCAAACAACCGTCAGATTTAATGGTTGCTTTTGTTGAACCACCTGTATTTATATTGACAGTATCAGTACCAAAACTTACTCCTGTATTACTATCAACTCCCTGCAAAGCTGGTGCGGAAGCTGATCCGTCAACTCCAGAAATACCAGTAGTGCCGTTAATGTTTAAAGCCATAATTAAAGAATAACAAGAAGTGCTCCAGATGGCACGGTTACAGTAACACCTGAATTAATTGTAGGAGATACGGTATGAGCGTGTTTGTTTGCCGTAAGTTCGTATGAGGTCGTTACATTTTGGTCTGTCTCGACAAACACTTCATCAGTACCGCCACCAGTAGCTCCAGCACCACCTCCAATTTCACCCCATCCAGTGTTTTTGTACCCTTCAAAGACGTTAAGAGTACTGTTATAGCGGAACATTCCGACTGCTGGGCTTCCGTCTCTTTGAGCCGTTGTTCCTACAGGTAAATTTAAAGAATTTGTATAGTTATGAGTTACTTTTCCTGTAAAAGTTCCACCAGCAACAGGCATCAAACCTAAATTTGCCTGAGTTACATTACCAATTTCAATATATCCATTATTACTTGCATTTCTTATTTTTAAAAGGTTAGATGTTGTGTTTACTGATAATTGAAAAGCAACCTGTGTACCACTAGGGTCTGCTGATCCACTATTTAAACTCTGTATAGCGGCAAAGACATTATTAAGATCGGCTCTTACAGCCGACCCTGTACCATTTGCTATATCGTAGTCTGTTACTTGTGCCATTTAAAAAATCATCTTGAGTCTATTCTACCCTCCTCTGGCAAAACCGACAGCCTGATATGTGAAATTCCTATTCACTGTACTTGATCCGTTTTTAAAAGTAATTCTAAATCCTGAGCCTGTTATATTTGTTAATTCAAAGAAATCTCCGCTTTGCATATTAACGCTTACAATTCCGATACTTGGAAGTTTACTATTTAGTCCTCCCAAAGCTAAAGTACCAACAAAGAATGGTGAATTAAATGTAACATCAGTTGCACCACTTGATGTCAATACGCCATTTGTTGCCGAAGAATTTTCAAGACTTGTTTCTGTTCTTCTACTAAACGCCGCTGTGTAACCAAGCTCAGTAACTTTAATATTTGTTGAAACGTCTTTTGTTTCCATGTTGCATTTAAATTTAAATCCTCTACCTTTATAAACTCCATTAGTAAAGCTTTGAAATGGTGTAAATGTTGGACTTCCAGAACTAGGATTGTCTTGTGTAACTGCTACTAATACATCTGAAGAAACATCCGATATGTCGATTCCATCAAAATCATTTCTTGCATCTAAATTAGCAATAGCATCGAAATTATCATTTGGTAAAAATCCAATAGATTTTAAATGACGTTTGAAATCAACTGTAAAAACTGCACCAAGATCAATAACATCGTTGAAGTCATAACTACCAGTAAGTGATAAACCACCAGCCGCATCAAGTGAACTAACTGCATCAAAATCTGGTATCGCATCAAACAAACCAACACCTAATAATTTTAAAAAAGTACCTGTATCATCTAAAGCAACATTTGTTTTTGCACCTTGAAATTTTGGATTGTCTTGATCTTCTCTTCTTACAAGTGCAACAAAGCTAGGTTGTTCCTCTGGTAAATCTATAACAACAGAACCCTCACCAGCACTTAAGTTTCCCGTATCATCTTGAAATTTGATGACATACTCTCCCTCAAGTCTGGGAACCACTGCTGAAGTTGAATTTCCAGCAATTTTTGCTAATTCTTGTGCTGTAAAAAATGTACCAGACCCATCTGTTGCAACATCATGCCTTATTAAAACAAATCCACCATGTAAAACATCAAGAGCCGTTGATTGGTCAAATTTCAATCTTACAAGTCTGTCATCTATAGGTTCAATCGTCACATTAGTTGGGTTATCAGGAAGCTCTGTTTTTCCTAAAGCATTTAATGTAAGTGTTGATGGTTCTGCACTTGGTTTATCAATGGCATTAAAACTAAAAACTCTAATTTCATAAGTACCCTGCTGACTATTTTCTATATCAAAAGTGTTACTAATAACATCTTGAGCTATAAAATTACCATCATTAAATCTATATTGAACTTGATATTTATTTACACCAAGAACAGGTTGCCAATTAATAAATATTTTACTTACAGCTTTCCCATCAATAATAACTATTCTTTCATCTGCTGTTAAATTGCTTGGAGATTCTTTTATGTCTGTTAAAACAGTTGTGGTTCTAGTTGGCAAAGCAACACCATCTTCAACGAAAGCATATTTACCAGAATCATGTGCTAAAGCAGTGACATCAAAAGTCAAATCTGAGTTTTCTTTAACAGTTATCACCCTCCATGTTGTTGACTCTAAAGTATTGTTTTGAATTATAAAAACAGAATTTGCGTTTGGAGCTTCGGCTTGACCATTTGAATTTAAAAAAGCAGAATTAACATTTATTGTTGTTCCAGAAACATTTGAAATAGTTTTTGTACTTAATGATCCATCAGGCATTATCACAGATAATGTTGCATTATTTGATGAATCTAAATCCGTATTGTTAGAGTCATCAACAACTATAGATGTAGTGGTAGCAGATTTTATTTTTCCTCCTCTTCTTGAACCACTTTTTACAGGGTCACTAATTGAAATAATTTGTCCGCATCTTACTAATGTTCCTGATTCTGGTGTAATTCTAAATGAACAAGTTTCTCCAGATTTTTGCTCATTATATAAAAACCATTTGCCCATCCTTGCTGCCTGACCTCTACTTGTACAACCGAAGCTTTGAATTGTTTTAGTAACAACCCCATATTTTGCAATTGCATCGGTATCCTCTACAGTTTCATAATCTATCTCTCTTGTATCTAAGTCAAAATATCCAACATTGATGACAGTATGTCTTGTTTTAAGTGAAGAACCACTGTAACTAAATCCTTCTTCAGTTACGTTTGCAAGAGTAAATTGATATACAGGATCAGAGGGTCGATCACCAGATATAGAAATACTACCAGCCGCGTAAAATGGCATTACTCGCATTGTCGAACAAATTTGATTAATTAAATCAAAGGCTTCGGACTGTTGAGTAATACTTACATTTATAGTAAATCTAGCTTCCTGACCTCCTTCGCCGTCATCTACTAATTCGTTGTTATAAACAGATTGATTATAAAATGTATATTGATCTAAAGATGTTTCTGCAACCGATAGCCCATAACGGGTGTTTGTCAAAATATCCCAAAGAATCCAAGCTGGATCTGAGTGCCATTCTTTATCAGTTTTAAATGTTCCGTTAAATGTTCCAGCATAAGTTATGCGTCCAGTTTGTATATCAACAGTTGCATTATGAGGAATTTTTGTTTTTATACCTCTAAGCCTAAATGACCTCTTGGGGATTCTTGGAAAAGATTCTGCGCTAAATCTTAAAGCTAAATGAGCTGTATTAGGATATTTATTTTTTTTAAATATTATTTCTGTCATACTTGACCAACTGAAAGCTGTAAATTCTGGGCTTACAGTATTTTCGTTAGCTCTTACGACTCTAATATTGATTGGGAAACTGGCATTAGAAGGTATGTTGACCAAGTAATCTCTAAAATATGCGTTTGTTGATCTTCCTTTTATAGTGTCGTTTATTGGTGTTGTTGTTGTTCCATTATTTTGAATTATTTGAATTAAAACTTTTGCAGTTGCACCAGATATTTCTCCATTATCTTGGATCTTTTGAATACTAGGAAATGAAATAGTGACTCTTACCGCATCAACAGAAGTATTTGAAACGGCTCTTGTAATAGGATTATCAAAATTAACTGCAACACCAACAGAACTTTCCGTTTCTATGTTTGAAATACCACTAATAAAACTTTGATCTGCGGTACCAAATCTAGGTTCAAAACCAACATCTTGAAAATTAAATTCTCCTTGAAAAGGTGCTGTATTACTTGCAGAACTTCGTAAAAGTTGAGTTCCATTTAAAAAAATATCCTTTTGAAAAGCATTATTATATGCAGTAGTTCCCTTAGTCAGACCAGCTTTTGATGCTGTTGCACTGCCCTCTATTTCTCCTTCCCCCACGACCTCCACAAGCGTGTTGAATTGTTGTGATGAAAGTGTGTCTTTTGGTAATTTAGGATTTGTTAGAACTGTGTTTTGAGAAAATTCTTGTATTCCAGCCATAATTTGTTACCCCCTAACTTGTACGGTATCAATTCCATTTGAAACTGTTACTGATCCGACTATAGTTTCACCATATATTAAATTTATCGGAACACCACTTTGACTAATATTTGTTATGCCACTAAAAGAATAATTTGAAGCAAGAGAGGATGGATCTGTGGGTTCCATTCCAGATACTGTTTGTTGTTTAGGTTTTGGAGTGAGCAAAGAGGTTACACCGCTTATAATAAGGTTGGTACCAACAGCACCGACAATACTACCAATTATTCCACCTCCGACAAGACCACCTATAAAAGTAGATATTCCTCCTCCAAAAACACTACCTAAAACTGGTGCAACAAAAGGAGCTATAAAACCAGAACCAGTGGCCACAGGAATTATTCTTATATCTGTTTCACCAGACATAAATATCTTTTCTTCAGTCACTAATTTATCGCCTGTCCAAATTCTATAATTGTTATAAAGTAAGTCTTTTTGTATCTCAGGAAAATTATTGTATAAAAAACTAAATGCTTGCCCAACATTATTAAGATCAGCCTCGAAAGTAGACTGACCTAAGATTTGCCTTAACTTGCCATAAACTTTAATTTTTCTCAACATAGCGATATTTTTTATAAATAGATTTTTGCATTTGAGAATCCAATAAGTCTCTTGAACTTAGTCTACCTACTTGATGATGTAAAACCATCTGTTCTCCAACATAAACACCAACATGAGAACCACCTTTATTAAGCATTTTCATCAATAATACATCATTTTTTTGTAAGTCATCTGTAACTTCTTTAAAACCACTTTTGGGTAAAACACTCTCTAACAAACCATTTGTAAACATTTCTCTTGGGTCTTTTGGTCTAGGCCAATCTTTCACCTCTAAATTGATTGATTTAAAATAATCCACCAATAAAGTGTAGCAATCAGCGGCTCCCCATATCCATTGCCGCCCAATTAGAAAAGGTTGTTTATATCCAGACGGTTTAAAACTGTACCAATCATTAAGCTCTGGGCTGTATATATGCCATTCAAGTCCTAAATACTCACAAGCCGCTTTATCATTATCTGAAGGAAATATTGGCCCTTTTGGGTGAGAATGTATTAAGCCAATAAGTTCACCACTATCCTCAGCATTAGCCCAATCATCAGGGTCAATTATAAAATAAGTTATTTGATTATTCGCTAAATTTTTACAAGGAAAATAAGTCTCTTTTCCTTTAACAATTGCCAAAAGACCACAGCTTTCTTTTGGTAAACATTCTTTTGCGTGTTGAACAGCTTTATCTTTCCAAGTCATGCGTCAATAAATGTACCAACTCCGTCAAAATCTTTTCTGGTAATTTGTCTTTTCGGCACAAAAACATTTGCAAGATCAAGGGCAGAAACTAACTCATACTGAACAACTTCTCTGTTTTCTATAATTTTACGATCAAGAAAAAATATTTCATCAGGAAATTTGTTTGAACTTGGTGTTCCAAAAGGATTTGATTGTGTTGTCGTTGAAGTAGTAGAAGTTCCTGTTATGGTGTTTGGATCGTTCATTGTTATTGTGTTGCCCATCGCATTTCCATGAACAGTGCAATAATATCTTAAGTCTGACGGTGCATCTGGATAAGATGGTTGAAATGTTACTGTGCTACCAGAATATCCTTGTCCTCCAGCAATAGTGACTCCTGTAGAATAAGAGGCTCCTGAATTTCTTTTAATTCTAAGTGGATGTCCACTATTTGATGAATCTGATTGATCAAAAATATAAGTTGATCCTCTTTTCATCGTTATCACAGGATTATTCACACCATTAAGCAAGAATATATTTACACCTCCAACATTTTGAACTGTGACAGTATAGGTAACTGTTTCAGCATCTGCTGGGTCAGCTATTGTTGTTGTGGTAGTTGTGGTAGTTGTGACAGGCTCAAAGTTTACAGCGTCAAGATTATCGGCTGTTGTCCTAATTCTTGTAAGCTTCGCTCCGTTAAGATCATTGGCTGGTGTAAAAGCATTAACAGATGCAATTAAAGTTGTAAGAGTTGATAAAACATTACTTACAGTCAATGTAGGTCTTGGGATTTGTCCTCTGCCTGTAAACTCAAACCCTTCGGCCTCTACTGGAAATCTTGCATAAGAATTTCCCTGCCATACTATTTCGCCATTATTATTTTGATTAGAACCACTATGCCATCTATAAAGTTGATCTGATCCATGTATTGAAGCTATTAATTGCAATTCAAACAATTCAATTATTGCCGAAGGATTTATTTTTTGTAGTTCACTGGTAGGTATTGCCATTATGGTTCTGCAACCTCCTCAAATGTTAAGTTCATATTAACTCTGTTTAGATACGGAATAGACCTTGACCGACTTGTACATTTAAATTTTCTTGCTGAAGATTCTCCTGTCATTGTGTAATCAAAGGAATCCTGATCGTCAAATCTACTATTTAAAAAAGTATCTATGGTATCGGCATCTGTTTCTGATATTGCAAAACTTAAATTAATAATATGCAGCCTTTTATTAGCTGGCAAACCAAAAACAGTTCTGAACTCATATCCATCACCCATTTTTGTAGTGATGTTTTTTTGTTCTACTGTTTGTGTTGTTCCGTAAGTCGGTGTAATAGAAGGGAAAGTTGCCATTATGCTAATAAACCTCCAGCACGTTTTTCTTTGACCAGTTGAGCTTGTACTGCCTGACCAATCACTTGACCTAATTGCTGTGCGTCAGTAGTAGATCCTTGGACAGAACTACCACTTGCATCTACATTAACAGTAACCATATTAGTAATACTGTCACCTCCTCCCAATTTATTGTTTGGGATAATATTGCCACCTTTAGAACCCATCTGCAAAATTTCTGGCCCCCGCTCACCTACAAGAAAAGCACCGCCAGCAGAAACGGGGCCGCCTGCGGCTCTTTTACCAAACAATCCAGATAAGAAACCACCTCCAAAACCTTTGCCACCACTTAAAGCATTACCAATTCCACTAATTGCTTTATCTAATGCAATATCAAGAAGTTTATTTTTAAGATTATTTAATACCCCAGAAATTGCCTCACCAAAAGATTTACTACCATTAATAGCGTCTCTTAAGCCTCCAACTAAATCACTTCTTACTGATTCTCCGATACCTTTAAAAGTTTCTTTTAATTTTTCTGCCTCTTCTCTTGCTTCTTTTTCTGCTGGAGTTATTGCTTCAACACTTGTTTTAATTTTTCCATTTGTCTCTACAATTTTATTTTTGGCATCTACTTGATCATTTACTGTGTCTGCAATTTCTCTTTCAATACCAGAAAACTCTATTAACCCTTCTTTTATAAATTCTAGATCTTTACCAAGATCTTTAAATGGGTTTTCTAAGTTTTTAAATGGATTCTGTAATTTTCCAGTACTGAAATCAATAGTTGGTATAGCAAACTTAGCAGCCCCACCAAGTAATTTTTTTATTGGCTCTGGTATTGCATCTACAATTTTTTGAAAAACTTCAACAATAGGACTTATTAAATCTGCAAATCTTTGTTTTATACCATCAGTTATTTTTACAAACTGTACTTTTAATTTATTTAAAAAATCACCAAATTTTATAAAAAATTCTCTAACAGCATTAAAAGAAATTTTTAATGATTGACCTATTACCCCACCGATCACTCTACCAACAAAAATAATCTCATCGCCAAAATTAGCAACTGCCTCTTTTACATTTATCCAGCCTTGTTCTAAAGAAATTAATGTTCCTACAGCATCAATTCCTATTGATTTTGTAAAAACTCTTCCTATTTCTCCAACAACACCTATAACTCCTCTAACAATATCTCCTACTAATTTAAAAGCACTTCCTAATGCTTCTACTGTGACGGCAGCTACTTTTAAAACTTCTCTTATTACTATTCCAAACTCTGAGCCATCTGTAGTTAAATTTGTAAATGCAGTACCTATTCTTTTAAGTTGGTTTTGAATAGTATTAGCGGATGTAAAAGCATCTTGAGCCGCTCTTCCCTGTGCATTTGCCTGATTTTTTAAAGCTTCATTAAACTTAACTAATTCATCGTTTAACAAAGGTTGTATTGCTGTAAGAGCCTCAACACTTCCAAATAATTGAGATAAATTATCTGCACTTGCTCCACCTTTTTCCACGATTTCAGCAAGAACCCCACTCAAGCCTTTCGACTTTATTGCAGCTGCATTAAAATCAATACCTAATTTTTCTGCAACATCTGATGCTTGTTTTGTTGGTTTTTGAATTGAAGCAATAACCTGTCTAAGTCCAGCAAAAGTTGATTCAACAGGGACACCAGTTGCAGTGACAGCAGAAATCGCAGCGTTTAATTCATCTATACTTACACCAGCACCAGCCGCTATTGGTGCAATACGTCCTATCTGCTGTGCATATTGATCAACAACAATTTTACCGTCCGCTTGGGTCTGGGCAAATCCATCGACTATTTTTCCAGCTTTACCAGCTTCAAGTCCATAAGCATTCAATACAGATGTGGTTGCATCAGTAACAGTTTGTAAATCTGAGAATCCACCAGTTGCACCTAGTTGTGCAGCTTTTAAAATTTCTGTGATTTCTGCGGTTTCAGCAAAGCCAGCAGATGCTAAATCATATGATGATTCTAATAATTCAAGTTGTGAAGCCTGACCACTAAGCTCATTAGATAAAGTTGCAAGCTTTGGTTGCAAGGCATCTACATTAACTCCCAAAGTTCTGACTCTTGCAATAGCAAAATCTTGTGCAGCCAGATTTCCAAATGTTTTTGTTAATGCAGCTACTAATGTGAGTCCAGCAGTAAGAGGCCCTAAAGCTGTTGCCAACGCAGCCCCAGCAGTTCTAAAGCCTATAGCCGCCCCTTTTGCACCAGCACCAGCACCAAAAAATCCTTTAGAAAGGATAGGTAAAGCTTTATTTGCGTCTTTTAACTTGCTATTAGTTCCGTTTACAGTTTGATTAAATTTTTGTGCCTGTGTATTTACATTCTTTAATGCTGTAATTGCTTGAGTGGCTCCAACTCTTAATTCAACATTTGAAACTGCCACGACTAAACAATAACTCCTTTAACTATACTTTGATTTGCGTTTGATTGCATCTAGTTCTTTTTTTTCTCTTTCACGTTTTAATTCATAATAACCAGCAAAAAATATCAACTCTTCCTCAGTGAGTTGTGTTCTTAATTCACTTACTGTCTTGCCTAATTCTGTTGCAAGGAAAAACTCAAAATTTAACCAGTTATCCCCCTTTAAGATTCCTTTGTGTTGTCAATCGTAGCGTTTTGATTTATACCAAATAAAAACAATTCAATTTCATTTAATACGTTTTCTGGTATTTCATTTTGCAAATTAGCAAACTCAGCAGGGTGAAAAGCCTTAGAGCCATCTTCGTTTTCTGCCAACTGGCAAAGCATGTGTGTAGAAACAATCAAAGGATCATCGCTGCCAGCCCTTTGCGTTGCTCTTGCTCTATCTGCCCTTGTAATAGCTTTAAAATACAAACTGACTACGACATTGCCTTCGTTATCTTTAACGTCAAATTTACGTCTTTTACTAAGGTCGAAAGCGTTCTTTAAAAGATCAAGAGTTTTCTTTTCTGCCATATTTTTGGGGTTGTTAGATAAAAGTTACTATATGTC